AAACAAAATGACAGAAGTAAAAGATACTCTACAAGTAGGGTTAGCTAATAGTTCAGCAATAGCTTTCAGCATAACAGACTGTAACGAAATACTAACGCTAGTTTCTCTTGTCCTAGCAATTAGTTTTACTATATATAAATTCATTCAATTTGAAAAATCTAAATAAATGGCTCGTAATGTTGTTACAAGCTCTTTTAAGAGCGTTAAAAAGAAACGAAAGGGAATACACTCCAAAAACGCAAGTAAAGGACAAAACGGCTATAAAAAAGCCTACAGAGGTCAGGGGCGTTAATCTTCTTTTAATTAGAGATACCTTTACAAAAGAATCTACTATTGGTAAACTGTTTATCAATGGCGAGAGTTTCTGTGATACCTTAGAAAATCCTTATATCAATAACGAAAGAAATATAAGCTGCATTCCTGAAGGACAATACAAAGTAAGGCTTAGACTTCCTAGAGAAAGTGCAACAAGGGATTACTTGCATTTGTTAGTTCAGGATGTGCCAAATAGAAGTTATATACTCGTGCATATCGGAAATAAACCATCACATACCAAAGGCTGCATATTAGTTGGTAACGGTCGTCAACAGGACATTGTTGAAAACTCTAGGTTAGCTATGGACTTACTAATCAAAGAAATACTTAATTTAGGCGGTGAAAATATTAATTTAATAATCAAAAATAAATAATCATGAAGAATTACATTATCACAAAACTTCTTACTTCTAAGAAGGTATGGCTAGGAATTTCATCTATTGTTATTCCTTTAATTGCAAACTTTTTAGGTGCTGAAGAAGATGCTGTATCAAAAATTTGGTGGAGTTTAATAGCAATGCTAGGCGGTCAATCATTTGCAGACTTTGGAAAAGAAAGCAAGTAAGTAGATTTTGGCAGGAACAAGAATAAGACTTTCCCCTGAAGAAGTTGAGTTAATCAATGAAAGCAGGGGAAAGGATTTACAAAACATTAACGGCAATACTGCTTTAGATATTCACCTTAAAGATAGGGGAATAAATAAAAAGGATATTGTAAGCGTTAAACATTGGCAAAGTATGTCAGGTGAGTTACGCTTTTCAATAGTTACTAAAGAACAATACGGAACTGATAAAGCAGAACTACTTGAAGACATACAAAGTTTAATAGAAAACTACTCCCCACAATACCCAACAATTAAAAGAGTTAAAGGGGAACACCTATTAGTTATAAACCCTGCTGATATACATATTGGTAAACTAGGAGTAGCTTTAGAAACAGGAGATGACTATAATACAGAGATTGCTTACAATAGAGTCTTAGAAGGCGTTACAGGACTTATTAGCAAAGCTCAGGGGTTTAGTATTGATAGGGTTTTATTTTGCGTAGGTAATGACGTGCTACATATTGACAATGTATATAATACAACTACAGCAGGAACTCCACAAGACGCAGACGGCAAATGGTGGCAACACTTTGAAGTAGCTTTAAAACTATATGTTAAATGTGTTGAGATACTAAGAGAAGTTGCTCCTGTTGATGTAGTTCATTCAATGTCTAATCACGATTATCAAAGTGGTTTCCATTTAGCACATTCTTTAAAGTCTTGGTTCAGAAATACTAAAGATGTAACTTTTGATATATCTGTAGCTCATAGAAAATATTACAAGTACGGTTCTAATCTTATAGGGTTAGAACATGGAGATGGTGCTAAAATGGATAAGCTGCCTATGTTAATGGCAAACGAAAAACCACAAGAATGGGCAGAAACTAAATACAGATATTGGTATTTACATCACATTCACCACAAAGTAAAATACAAATGGCTAGACGCTAAAGACTTTATAGGTGTAACTGTTGAGTATATGCGTTCACCAAGCGGAACTGATAGTTGGCACAATAGAAAAGGCTTTTGTGGAGTACAAAAAGCAGTAGAAGGCTTCATACATTCAAAAAAATCAGGGCAAATAGCAAGACTTGTACATTATTTCTAATGGAAGAAAGTAAATCAATCAACATATTTTTAATGTATATGCTTATAATTTTAGTTATTTTATTGCTAAATTTATAACCCCCTTTAGCCTTTTTAGGCACTTTCACATCTTTTTAATGGTAATATACTAGACAGTACTTAAAGTTGCTTATCTAGTAAAAACACTCTTAACACTTAAATTGTTAATAACTTTGATAATAATTGTGTTAGTATCTATTTATTTTTATATCTTTGCTGTGTTAAAATAGTAATAATTAAAATAATCAAGAAATGGACTACAAAATCGTAAACAGAAACACAGGAGCTACTCACTTCTTAAATGAAGAAGAAAAAGAAACATTCTTTAAGATAAACAGTTACTTTAATAATGATGGTGGGTATAAATACAGTATCTACAATCTAACTAAAGCGAACGCAAGAAGAACAAATAAGATGTTAGACCTAGTTGCTCACTTATGTATAATAGGAGCTTCAATCTTAGCTACTTTACTTTACATTCAAAACTATTAATATGACTATACAAGACGCAAACTATTTAGAATTTTCAACTTATGTTGATTACAGCGAACCAAAGGTTTCTTTTATAACAGGTGAGCTAATAGATGATAAAAAAGTAATAGCTGAAGAATGGTTGTTAAAACCTGATTTTATTCCTGCTAAGGTAACAAGCTCAGGAGGTAATGACTTAGCTTATAACAGCCGTTCAGTTGTTGTTGTAGGAACTACTTTACAATGCTACAGAAAAGCTTGTGAAATGCTCAAGACTAAAGGTTGGCAACAGCAAGACTGTTGGGATGTAAAGCTTAAACCAATCTATAAAAAACACTATAAAAATAACGACAGCTTACCAACTATAATAAATTTAATTTAGTATTTTTAACGAAATTATTAACAGGCAAAAATCCTAGCCAATAAATATAGGTAGAATATATGCAAACAGAAAAACTAAAAGAAATGTTTTACAAGTACAATCTTGTAAAAGACACAGATGTATTCCGACATCAACATTTTGTAATCTTAACTAGGTCAGGGATAGAGAAAATTATGGCTCAGGAATTAATAACAGTTAGATTTGAAGTAGTTATATCAGAACCTAATTTTGCAGGAGTTAAAGCTATTGCAACTAAAGATGACAAAACTATTGAAACATACGGCTCAGCACTTAAAGGAGAAGGTTTTAAAGACGGAAATTGTAACACTTGGTATGTCTTAGAGATGGCTGAGAAAAGAGCTTTAGCACGAAGTATTTTGAAGCTTTTAAATCTGTACGAAATAAATGTCAAGTCAGAAGATGAAGCAGAAGATTTTAAAAAGAGTAATAATTAAATAAATAAATAAAAATGGAAGTAACAGGAAAACTAGTAAAGAAACTTGAATTAGAAACAGGAACATCTAAAGCAGGGAAAGAATGGAAGAAGCAATCAATAGTAATTGACACAGGTAACGACTTTAACAATGAAGTCTGTATTAGTGCCTTTGGTGATAAAGTAGGGCAAATGAACAAGCTAGAAATAGGTATGGAGGTATCAGTTCTTTGTAATGTTTATTCAAGAGAATATAACGGTAGATATTTTCACAATATAGATGGCTACTTTTTTACTAACCAAAGCAACAAATCTTCAGAAAAGATAACGAATGGAGAAGCTGAAGAAGATATGCCTTTCTAAGATGAATTCAGAAAATAACTTTAAAAACCTTTGCGACCTTACTACAAGTTTAGTAGGGTTGCCTAAAGGCTCTCTAGCTTTGAAATGCAGAAAGATAGAATACCAAGTACCTAGAATGGTAGCATCTATGGTTGCAAGATTAGAAGATGAAACACACCGAGAAGTAATTGCTAAGGTATTGGATAGAAATAGAACAAGCGTTAATCATTATGAAAGATGTCACTCGGCTAACTATTCATCATTTCCTTTGTATCGTGATACTTTTAACAAAGTTTATAATGCTTATGCTGAAATAAAAGACGCAAAGCTAACTTTTGTGGACTTGTATAATTTACAGGAACACCTAAGAAAAAACGGCATACACGACAGTTCAAAACATCAGACAACTATTCGTATTGTTTCAGGTAAATTTGGAAAAGATGTTAAAGTTTCTTACAAAGACTTCTACAATCAATTAGAATTGTGTAAGTTAGCCCTCCAAAATTATCAACACGAAATAGAAGTAATATGAAACATTTACTAAGTAGTTCAGCTTTTTTAATAGTGAACAAGCAATTAGCGAAGCAGGTAGGATTGAAGGGTGCAGTCCTACTTGCTGACCTAATTAGCAAAGAAGAATACTTTATAGCTAACGGAATGACTGACGGATGGTTCTTTAATACTGCTAAGAATATAGAAGAAGACACTTGTTTAACTTCACATCAACAAAGGAAAGCAATTAAAAGACTAAAAGACTTAGGTATTATAGAAACTAAAGTAATTGGAGTTCCTGCAAAGCAGCACTTTAAAATAATGGAAGCCAAGTTGTTAAGTTATTTCAATACTAGTTGTGAAGAAACTGCAAAACTAGTTGTTAAAAAAACGCAAACTAGTTGTAAAGAAAGTGAACAACTAGCAGTTAAAAAAACGCAAACTATTAATAAGAATAACAATAAGAATAATAATAACAATAATATATCTAATAGGCGTAATGAATTTGTATTTGAGGTTTTGTCTTTTGATTATGATGAAAGTATTTTAAATGGCTTTATAGATTATTGGACAGAACCTAATAAGTCTAATACAAAAATGAAATTTGAATTAAACAAAACTTGGAGTACAAAGCTTAGACTAAAGACTTGGGCGAACAATCAAAAGAAATGGGATAAACCTAAGTCTAATAAAAAAACAATGTCTAAAATTCATCAGCACCTACAAAAGAATTTAAATGTAAAAGAAAAACTAAAAAAACAATTTGAAAATGAAATTAATTAAAACAATGTCAAAAGAAGATTTAATATTATCTTCAGTTGATTTAGTAAGTAAGACTTACATAGAGTTAGGACAAAATAATGTAGAAGAAGAAACTATTGAAATAATGGCTACAAGTTTAGCTGCTGACTTAGCTAGAATGTATAAGAACTTTTACTTTGAAGATGCACAGAAAGCTTTTAATTTAGGTGTACGAAGTCCTATTACAAATGACTTTATACACTTAACCGTTCCTACTTACATGAAGTGGCTTAGAAAACATAAAGACTTAGTATGGGAAGCTAGGGCAAGAGTTGATAGAGGTGAAAACCCTAAAGCTGTTCCAAATTACAGACCTGAACCAAAACTATTAAGATGATAGGTTGGGTATTAATAACAGCCGTTGTAATGTGGCTAATAAGAAAATTAAAATGAAGATATTAAATTTATATGCTTGTTTAGGTGGTAATCGCTACAAGTGGAATGAAGTAAAAGAAGACATAGAGGTGACAGCAGTAGAGCTTGACCCTGAATGTGCTAGACTTTACCAAGAGAGATTTCCTAATGATACAGTAATTGTAGCAGATGCTCACGATTACTTGCTTAAACACTTTAAAGAATATGATTTTATTTGGAGCAGCCCACCCTGTCCTTCTCATAGCATAATAAGAATGACAGGAAAAACTAGACCTAATTTTAAGCCTTTATACCCTGATATGAAGTTGTATGAGGAAATAATAATGTTAGACAATAACTTCAAAGGCAAGTATGTGGTTGAGAATGTCACTCCTTACTACACCCCCTTAATACCCGCAAAGAAAAGGGGCAGACATTTATATTGGACTAACTTTAATTTGCCTAATAATCTAGGAGAAAGAAGTCTTGGGGGCAGATTATGTGAGATGGATAATGAGTTACAAATACTATGTGAATTTCATAAATACGATTTTTTTAAATACAAAGGTGAGCAATCAAGACAAAAAATAGCAAGAAACCTAGTAGACTATGAAGTAGGTAAAACAATCTTTGAAACTATTTTAGGTATAGTAAGAAAAGAAGATATTAATCAAACAGAACTATTTTAAAATGAAGATATTAACAATCGTATGGGGAATAATAATTCTAATTTGTATTTTAGAAGCAATATTTTGTACTAAATTTGAAAAAGAATGAAAACAAGACAAACATCAATAGAATGTTATAATGAAATAAGAGCAAATGGTTTGTTATCTAAAAGAAGGTTTGAGGTTTATGAAGCTTTATTATCTTCAGCACCCTGCACATCTTCAGAAGCAATAAGAAATGCAAAAACTACATTTGGAGTATTTGGGGTTAGTTCTAGGTTTACTGAACTTAGGGATCTAGGAGTTATATACGAGGTTAGAACAAGAGAATGCACAGTAACAGGAAGAAATGTAATTGAATGGGATTTAACAGATAGACT